CCGCCCTTGCGTCTGCAACACCTATCGACTCCGGACAAACTGCTAATTCTTGGTACTACAAGATTATACATAAGAACGGGTCAGTTTCAATCACTTTTTATAATTCAAATATTCAAAATGGAGTTCCTATAGCAATTATTTTGCAATATGGACATGGAACTCGAAATGGCGGCTGGGTACAGGGTCGAAATTACATCAATCCTGCTATCCAGCCTATCTTTGATAAAATCGTAAACGAAGCATGGAGGGAGGTTACTAAGCTATGAGCACAACTATTGATCAAAGAGTTGTCGAAATGAGGTTTGACAACAAGCAGTTTGAAGATAATGTCAAAACTTCTATGTCAACTCTTGACAAACTTAAACAAAGCTTGAATTTGACCGGAGCCTCAAAAGGCTTAGAAAACATAGGCACCGCCGCCAAAAACGTTAATATGTCTGGGCTCAGTGGTGCTGTAGAGAACGTTCGTCTTAAGTTTTCAGCTCTTGAGGTCATGGCAGTAACAGCCCTTGCAAACATTACTAATTCTGCAATCAATGCGGGAAAAAGAATTGTTTCTGCTTTAACCATAAAACCTATTTCAGAAGGTTTTGGAGAATATGAACTTAAGATGGGTTCTATCCAAACCATTATGGCAGGTACGGGAGAATCCCTCGAAACGGTTAATAAATATCTTGAGGAATTAAATATTTATGCTGATAGAACCATATATTCGTTTGCAGATATGACGAGTAACATCGGAAAATTTACAAACGCTGGTGTTTCGTTAAAGGATGCCGTTGCAGCTATTCAAGGTGTAAGCAACGTAGCTGCTGTTTCTGGTGCAAATGCAAATGAAGCCTCCCGAGCAATGTACAATTTTGCACAAGCTCTATCAGCGGGATATGTAAAACTTATTGATTGGAAATCCATTGAAAATGCTAATATGGCAACCGTTGAATTTAAAAATCAGTTGCTTGAGACTGCTCTTGCCGTAGGAACCGTAACAAAAACTGCGGATGGTATGTACAAAACACTAAAAGGCAATGTCTTTAACGCAACTAAGAATTTTAACGATGTTTTACAAGATCAATGGATGACAACTGAAGTTCTCGTTAAAACACTCGGTAAATATGCTGATGAGACAACGGATATTGGTAAGAAAGCCTTTGCGGCGGCTCAGGATATTAAGACATTTAGCCAACTATTTGATACTTTGAAAGAAGCCGCAGGTTCCGGTTGGGCTCAAACTTGGGAAATCCTAATTGGTGATTTCGAAGAAGCAAAAAAAACACTTACCGAACTTGGAGGGGTAATTGGTGGTTTCATAGACCGCATGTCGGATGCTCGAAACGAATTATTATCTGGAGCATTATCATCTGGTTGGAAACAGCTAATGGAACATGGTATATCAGACAGTGAAGATTTTAAACAAACGATTGCGGCAGTTGCCAAAGAACATGGCATTTCTGTTGAAAAGATGGTCGAAGATGCTGGATCGTTTGAAAAATCTTTAAAAAATGGTTGGTTAACTTCTGATATACTTTCTGAATCGATAGAAAAATTAACCGAGAAATTTGATGGTTTGTCAGAAGAAGAAATCGCTCAAATGGGATACACTATAGAGAATGTCGAAGCGTTAAAAAAACTGAATTCTTCGGTAAAAGACGGTTCGGTTTCTATGGAAGAGTTCGCAGAGAAAATTAAAAGTCTTTCTGGCCGTGAAATGATCTTTGAAAGTTTACTTAATATCGCAAAAGGTATCGGCAGCGTTTTAAAACCTATAGGTGAAGCGTTTAGAGATATATTTCCCCCAACAACAAGCGAGCAGCTTCACTCATTTATTGTTGGATTGCATGAATTCTCAGATAAACTCAAGATTAGCGATGAAACCGCTGTTAAAATCAAACGAACCTTTGCTGGTTTATTTGCAGTTCTCGACATGGTTAAAGACGCTTTCTTATTTGTCTTTAAAGTGGCGGGTAAAGTATTCAGTTTATTTGGAGGACCAACGGCTGGAGGAATATTAGAACTCACAGCAAGGTTTGGCGACTTCCTTGTTAAACTACACGAAACGGCCGAGGCAGGAAACATATTTGGTAGAGCTTTTGAGAAAGTCCAAGAAATCTTTACAATTGTAGCGGATAAAATCAAAGACGCCATTTCAAGAATAGGATCAGCGTTTCAAGGTTTCAAATCTATCGACACCGGTCCCTTGGATGAGTTTTCAGAACGCTCTGAAAAGAGTCTACGACCTTTTACTCGTTTAGGCGAGATCTTCGGAGCCGCATTCGAGGCTATTGTAAAAGTTCTTGAATGGGCTGCCCCTATCGTGGCAAAGCTCGGAAGTATTATTGGAAAGGGTCTTGGTGCTCTTGCTGATAAAGTAAGCTATGCCGTTGAAAACATGGAGTTCAACGAAATTCTTGACCTTATTAATACTGGTCTTTTTGGCGCTATTCTTTACGGGATCAAGAAGTTTATTGATTCGTTAACAGAAATAACATCAGGAGCCGGAGGTTTCCTTGATGGTATAACTGGAATACTCGATGGTGTCCGTGGTTCATTGGAAGCTTATCAGAGTAGTCTAAAAGCTAAAACCTTACTTACGATAGCTTCAGCTATTGGTATTTTAGCAGCAGCACTTGTTGTTCTCTCTCTTATTGACAGCGAAAAACTATCAACATCATTAATGGCTATTACAGTTCTCTTCATTGAGCTTGCAGCCGCCATGATTGCTATTCAAAAGGCGATGGGCGGCGGTAAAATGGCTAAAGTCTCCATCCAAATGGTTGCGATGGCTACAGCTATCCTAATTCTGTCGACTGCTATGAAAAATCTTGCATCTCTTGACTGGGAAGGAGTAGCAAAAGGCACAGTTGGTATTGCGGCTTTGGCCGCGGTCCTTGTCATCGCAGCTAATTCACTGGATAAGAGTTCTGGAAAACTCATAAAGGGCTCTACCGGATTAATTGCTTTTGCGGCTGCAATTTTGATTATGTCAAAAGCAGTCGAATCAATGTCCGCACTTAGTTGGGAAGAATTAGCTAAAGGTTTAACTGGACTTACAATCATTCTTGCTGAAGTAGTAGCGCTTACACACCTTATGGGCGACTCTAAGCGAATGATATCTACTGGTATCGGTATGATAGCCCTTGGGGCTGCTATGCTTATATTTGCAGAAGCAGTTGAACGTATGGGTCAACTATCTTGGGAAGAGATTGGAAAAGGTCTTGTCACAATGGCTGGAGCTTTGACGGCTATAACAATTGCTATGAATCTCTTGCCTAAGGGTATGATCAACAAAGCTACCGGAATGGTTGTTATGGGGGCTGCCTTGCTTATAATTGGCGAAGCAGTTGGAAAAATGGGTTCGTTGAGTTGGGGTGAAATAGCTAGAGGTCTTGTAGCGATGGCTGGAGCACTAACCGCTATAACAGTCGCTATGAACTTAATGCCAAAAGGTATGATTAACAAAGCATTGGGTTTAATCGGTGTAGCTACAGCTCTTCAAATCATGATTGGTCCTCTTAAAGAAATGTCCGGAATGTCATGGGGTGAAATAGCCAAAGGATTGGTTATGTTAGGCGGATCTCTTTTAGTTTTAACAGTAGCAGTAAATGCTATGACGGGTGGATTAGCTGGAGCAGCTGCTATGTTAGTAATGGCTGCTGCTATCAGAGTTCTAACACCAGCGCTTGTAAACCTTGGTCGAATGGATCTTGCTGAAATAGGAAAAGCATTATTAGCACTTGTCGGAGTCTTTGTTGTAGTCGGTGCAGCCGGATTACTATTGGCTCCATTAACTCCTGCTATATTAGGACTTGCGGCTGCAATTGCTTTACTCGGTGTAGGGGTTGTGGCTATAGGCGCAGGACTTCTTATGTTTTCAGCTGGTCTAACGGCTCTTGCAGTTGCAGGTACTGCTGGAGCCGCAGCATTAGTCGTTGTTGTAACAAGCTTAATAAGTCTAATTCCTATGGCTCTTGAAAAGCTTGGTGAAGGAATCATAGCATTTGCTGGAGTCATAACAAATGGACTACCCGTTATTATGGAGGCCGTTAGACAGATTGCACTTGCGCTCATTCAAGTTCTTATTGAGATTACTCCGCCTGTTGTTGAAGCACTATTAACATTTCTTGTAACTCTACTTGAACAATTAGCTAACGCGGTTCCGCAGATGATTGATTCTGGAATGCGTCTGCTCCTTGGAATACTCGAAGGTATTTCAGCCCACATCATGGATGTAGTGGTTGTCGCTCTTAACATTATTTCAGAATTCTTAAGAGGTATTGCTGAAGGTATCCCTGGAATTATAGAGGCTGGTGTCGATATCGTTGTAGCTTTCTTAACAGCCATCGGTCAGGAGACGCCAAGAATTATCGATGCCGGTTTCAAAATGGTTATCGATTTTATCAATGGATTAGCTGATGCTATACGGGAAAACACCCCTGTTCTCGGAGAAGCGATGGGTAATTTAGCAGGAGCCATGATCGAAGGACTTATTGGAGGTATAACTTCTGGAATAAAGAGCGTTGTTGATTCTGTTAAGAATCTTGGTAAAAACGCTTTAGATGGATTGAAAAACTTACTCGGTATTCACTCCCCTTCTAAAGAATTCGAGAATCTTGGTATGTGTACGAGCGAGGGCTTTGCAAAGGGTATAACAGGCGAACAAACAACGGTCATTTCATCAGTTAATGATATGTCAACAAAGATGCTCGCAGCAATCAATTCTTCAGCTCCAAAATTTCAGCAAGCTGGCAGTACGCTCATGATTAATTTTATTGCCGGTGTAAAGTCTCAGGATGAAAATTCTAGAATAACATTTACCAATATAATAAGTGGATGTTTAACGGCAATTAAAAACAAGTATTATGAGTTTCAGAGCGTTGGTCAAGAATGTATGGCTCAATTCATCGGCAGTTCATTAAAGACAATCAAAGACAAATACACTGATTTCTACAATGTTGGTAAGTATCTTGTCGAAGGATTTGCAGATGGAATCACTGCCTAT